CGGGATCAGCCTCCTGCCCACCCCCGTTTCCTCCTACGACCCCATCGGGGTCATCTCAAGGCCCACCGGCGAGCTCGACCCCGAGGGCAACCCGGTCATGGAAGACCTCCCTGGCTGGCATGCCAACCTCCGTCTCACGGATCCCCTGACGACTACCCAGGAGGTCATCCTGAGCCCCATCCTGATCCAGCCCCCGGCCAACCCGGCACGAACCTGGGCATGATCCCGGTTCGTTGACGGTTCCCCTTTAGAGCCACCAGGAGGAGCCAGGATGCGTCGGGGCAGCCCAAGGCTACCCAGGTAGCCAAAGACCCCAAGAACGCCTCCTAGGCACCAAGGAACCCCGGGAAACGGCCTTCAGGGAGACAGGGTCCCCCAAGACACCCAGAGCTGCCCAAGGACACCCTGAGGCACCTATGGACAACCCGTACCTTCGGAACAACCGAAGGACGGATCCCCGCTCATGGTCGGGACAGAACCATGATGCCATCCCTCCGCGGGGGCTCTGACAGCCAGTTGGACAGGATCCAACGACTGCCATCCTCCTGTCTGTGATAGATATTCGGGTTACCTCTGGGCTGACAGCCACAGACATCCCCTGAAGACATCATCATGGGAACCTGGATAGGGGATCTAAGGAGCCTAGAGATACCTTTGGATATCCAAAGACATCTAAGGATGACTTAGGAAGACTTAGGATGACTTAGGGTACGGCTTGGCGTAGGTTATAGGACACTTGAGAGCAAGACAGGGTAGACAACCCCGTTGGTAACATAAGTCCTTGTGGCACAATGAGTTAGGTGTTTCAGGGTATTCTGGACCGAAGGTGCTACAGATCCCTGGAAGTAGGGTCATAAACGATCCGGATAACTGGACAGGGACGTTGTCCATGAAGCCCATCCCCAAGGGGTGTGAGGTTCTGTAGGTCCCCAGACATGGGGGTCTAGGGTTTGTCACAGGGTCCCATGTACGGCCCATAGACACGTCCCGGGTGACCTGTCGATGAATCGGGGTTTCGTGGACATGGAAGGGTCCTGAGGGGAGACCCTGCTCGATGTCGCCCTATGGAACCATGGGAGACAGATTCATCAAGATCCGGGGGCAGAGGTGGAAGCTTCGCTTCGTGCCCAACCTCGGGGACAAAGCAGGGGAATGCGACTACGGATCCAGGGTGCTCAGGATCGCCCTCGGGCAACCCCAGGAGGAAGAGCTGGACACCGTGGTCCATGAGATCCTCCATGCGGCCTACCCGGACATCGAAGAGGCTGCCGTAGGGGAAACAGGGGAGGCAATAGCCAAGGTCCTCTGGAGGTTGGGCTGGAGGAAGGCCAAGGTTTGACGCAAAATTGCGAAGTGGTCATCGCAGGGGCCGGCGTCGAGGTTCCCCCCGTGGGGGTGCCGGCGCTGCCCGTGGGGGTGCCGGCGCTGCCCGTAGGGGGGCCGGGGCACCATGCCGTGCCACAAACACGCGGATCCGCCTACCCGTAGGCGCGAATCACGGGATATGGTATCCGGTGCGCCGGTCTAGCCGGTGCCTGGGAGCGCCCGAGGGTAGCGCCGGTGGAGCGCGGGGAACGTCGGAATAGCTGGAGCGTGTTCTAGGTTCGTCCTGGAATTGCTCCAGCTTTCAACGCACCTACTTCATCCATGTATCCGGATGAACGGATGGATAGATTGTCTCGGAATCCTTGCACTTTCCTACTTGACGCATCGTCCCGCATCCGATACAGTCTCCATGTAGTGCCGTAGCGTAACCGGCACACGCCTGGAACTAGACCGAAAGTAGGAAAGCAATGCCGAGCTTTATTGTGATGGTTGACGGGTTCTCTGAGGATGAGCGCCGGAAGATCCAGGATGCCCAGACAACGCTAATCGCCGAGCGCATCGTAAGGAACGGTCGCGGCACTCCGTCGATGACGCTGGAGCAAGCGAAGGAATGGATTGAATCGACCAAGAGCGAGGAAGGGGGTGCCAAGTGAACACCGTTCAGAATCGTATCCGCGTCGGGACCGTCATCGAGCGTACCCATCGTCCGTTCGACCTGATCCCAGCGTTCATCCGGGAGCTGCGCCGGGTAGCCGGGGAATCCGCCGTGGCTACCGTCATCAATCAATGCGCGTCTAGCGAGGGTTCATCGTTCGCGTCATTCATGGACAACTACGCCGATGCCGTCATCTATTGGAATTGTCCCGAGGATGACGCCGAGCTGGCCGCGTACCTGGAATCGGATGCTTGCGCCTGGGACGTGAACGCGCTGATAGACGCATTGTCCGCCGAGGCTCCCAGCTATCTCTACTTCGGGCTCCATGAGGGAGACGGCGCGGACTACGGGTATTGGCCGGCATGGGATTCGATCCAACATGATGCCGTGCCGGTGGCCAAGTATGACGCTCGGCGCGGCGCGGATTTGCTGGCCGTCTCGGACCTGGTCGACGTTCCCGCCGATTACTACGGCCTGGTCTACATGGTCAATGACCATGGGAATGCCAGCATGTATGACGTGCGCTTCCCTCCGGCGGCGGGCCAAGTGTTCACGCTGGTATGGGATTGCGTCTAACCGCGTCTAGGTGGAACGCCCCTAGCCCCGTCTCACCGGCGGGGCCCTGGGGCGAGGCACGTAGCCGCGCGTTAGCACCTAACCGAAAGTAGGCCCTCGATGGGTAAGCGTCTCAGAATTAGCAGGAAGGCAGCGGAGCGCCGGAGCTATCTTTATTCATCCCTCGGATCCCTCGGATTCAACGGGGACGAATGCGACGTGCTGCGCCGGGTATCGATGGCGCTGCATTCATGGTTTGAGCATGAATGCAATGGGACCATCCAGCGTGACGAATCCACGGGGATCCCATATTGGCATTCGTCGTATGACGGTAGCCGCCTGGGTCGCGCCCAGGACCGCGAACGGGGTGCCATGCGGAAGCTGGAAACGATCCTAAAGGATCATCCCGGGGTATCCGCGCATATCCAGGGGGACCCCAGGGGATGCGCTCTGTACCTGTATCGGGATTCCGAATTGGCTCACCGATTCCCCGGACGTGATATCGATTCGGTCTATTCGTCCATCGGCGTAGCCGTTTGCGACTAATGTCACGCATCCATGATATCCTCGCATAAGGATCATCCCATGATTCCCTGCCCATCCATGACCATATCCGCCCGTATCGCCCGAATCGTCTCAATGGTTGACCGAGGCGAGTGGAAGCATTCCCGCGTACCCGCCTACCGGATCCTTTCGGAATGCGAACGCCTGACCGAAGGCCGTGCCGTGTCTCTCCTGACTGACTCCGAGCGCCAATGGTTGACCGGCGTGATCGTTTGGGTCTCCGAGACCCTTGAGGATGCCGCGAGGGGGGAAGGGGTCTACATGGAGTGACCGCCGCCCGAAACGGTGCCGGATTCATCCGGTGCCGTCGATCCGGAGCGTAATTCCGGATCCTGATGATGGGCAGACATTCCCAGCTTGAAGGAAGGTAGATCCATGAGCAACGCATCACGCATTCCCGTCCCGGCCCCGATTCACTTGGCAGCGGATCCGGCATCGGATGGACGAAGGTTCACGTTCGCGCACCCGGCAGCTTGCATTCCCGCATCCGGCACCGAGGCAGCTTGGACGGCAACGGATGGGAAGATGCTGGCCGTGATTCCCTTCAGCATCCCGGACGAATCCCAGCGGGGCACCCCTGGCATCCGCATCGTCCATCGGGATGCCGTGAAGGCTTGCAAGCGGACCAAGCGGAACCCGCTGCCGTTCGTCTCGGTCAATGGTGCCGCGAGGGTCGAGGGGACCGATGGTCCGGAATGGACCGCGCCGGATGGATCCTTCCCGCCGTGCGCCGACGTGATTCCCCAGGAATCCCAAGTGAAGGCCGGGATCGTTGTCTCCCTGAATCCTGAATTGCTGGCGAGGCTTGCCGAGGCCCTGGGAGACTCGACGCACGTTTCCATCGTTTGCGATCCCGAGGGGAAGAAGCCGATGGTTGTCATCCCCGGCAAGGGTGCCGCCGAGGATGCGGTCGGTCTCCTCATGCCGACCAGCGCCGCCATCGATACCGGGAAGGTCTCGATTCGTGATGAGGCCGCCCGCCGGTGCCTGAAGGCAGTCGGCATCATCCGCCGCGCTGAAGATGCGAAGGGGGGTGCCAAGTGAGAACCGTAACCGCCTACACATGCTCCTCCGCGTATGAGATTCCCGAGGGGTGCGTTCGGGATATCTGTAGGTTCGGTCGAAACGATGACGCGGTCTCGGCCTGGGCGAACCGGATCGACTGGGATTCCCTCGCGGATCCCGCGACCATCCGCGCCGAGCTTCGGGAAGCCGGATGGTCCGATGATGAATTGAGGCATGATGACGAGAACCGATGCCGGTTCGTTTGGGTGCTGGCCTGGAACGTTCACGATGAGCAGCGGGGGGACGATGCCATCATCGTCCGGCACCTTCCCCGGGATGGCCTGACCTGACCTACCGCCGCCCGAAACGGTCCCCGGGATTCCCCAGCGGATCCCGGGGCCGTCCGGCGGGAGCGTCATTCCCGCCGCTGACGATGGGCAGTATTCCCCAGGAGAAAGTAGGAGACACTATGAAGGCGATTATCTACGTCGAGGTGGACAACCGAGACAAGCTGGAGCGCGTTTGGGATTCCCTCCAGGCATCCGTGGAGTCCCGCGAGGTCTCGGGTTTCTTCACGCTGACCATTGACGGCAAGGCTTGTCTCCAGGAGCCGCACCGGCGGGACCTGGACAAGCTGGCGGAAGTGCTGGAGGTTGCGGAAGGGGGTGCCAAGTGACTCGCAACGAAGAACGCGCACGAAGGGCCGACGAAGCCATTGCCGTCTATGCGTCGAGATACAGCCCCCAGGAGAAGCCCGATCCGGATGCCTGGGAGGAAGTGCTGACCGACTTCATCACCGACGCGATGCACCTGCTGGGCAGGGATGCGGTCCGTGATTCCCTCCGGATGGCCGAGATTCACCATCAGGCCGAGCTTGATGAGGAAGGGGGTTCCAAGTGAACACCTACCTGGTCAGCTACTTCAGGGATGACGAACGGGATGCAATCGGCATTCCCATGATCCAGCACTTCGTTTGCGAGGCCGATGATGAATCCCATGCCATCGAGCAATTGAAGGATGCGGAGCCGGACGGTAACGTTCTGTGCGTGTATCTGTGCATTGCCGTCAGCAGGGTGGTGACGGGATGAGCAATTCCACTCATCACCTTGAGTAACCTGGACCCACCCAATGGGAACCCTCCTCGCCGTCTATTCCCTGCCGGTCGTCTTGCTGGTCGTCTTTGCCATCCTCGGCTGGATTCTCGATCCTCCCGACACTCGCCCCTAGCATCCGCAATTCCCGCGGGTACCATTCTCTTACCTACTTTCTGCCCCCCTGCTCAGGATTACGCCCTGGCAGGGGGGTATGTCTTTCCTGGGCTGGGTGGATTCCCGTCAGCGTTTCGGGGGTGCCGTAGGTGAATTGGGGGAAAGTTCCTGATTCCCCTCTTGACTTGATGTCGCTAGGTGGTGACAATTCCCCGCGCATGACCGTGTACGAGACGAGAGCGGTGCTGTACCGGCGGATTGCCGAGCTTGAACGCTTGGTGGATTCCCTCCGGGAGGCCCTCAATTCCCCCAAGGAGCGCAAGGATGCGGATCCAGGATCTTCAGGTGGACGTGGCGGTGGAGTATCTGCGGGCCAGGGCGAGGGCGGAAGCGGGAGCCCTTGATGTCCATCCGGATTCCATCATGCTGAACCGGGCGGCTGACCTCCTGGTTTCGCAGAAGGAAGCTCTTGCTTCCCTGCGTGAGCTGAAGGAAAGGATGGTTTCCCTCCAGCGCCAGGTTGCCGAGTACGAGTGCAGGGAGATCCAGGGATGAGCCGGCGTCTCGCTGCCCGTCTCCCGCGGGACTACGGGATCGACCCGGAAACTCAGAATCTTGAGGATGGCACCCGGAAATGGCCTACCGTTCGGTCTTTGTACGGGTACAATTCCCTCGAACGTCGCCTTGAGCGCCGGGTCATCCGGGGCTTGCTTGCGAACCCGTATTCCCGGGAGTTCCGTTTGGTGGGCTTGGACCAATCCTTGGGGTCCGGATGGCGGGAGCAGCTTGATCGAAAGAGGCTTCGGGCCGTGCAGTACCTCGTCTGCGAGTCATGCGTGGGGGTGTCCCTGCGGCTCATGGGCGACACAATGATCGTGAGGGTCGCATGAGGATTCTCGTCTCTTCCCTTCGGTTCCGCTGGGTGCATCTCGACCTTGAGACGCTTCCCGGACCGCAACTGTACCTCAACGTCTTCCGTAAGTGGGACTTCTTCATGGACTTGCGGATGTCTCGTCGGTATGATCGTCACCATGAGCACGAATGCCAAGAGGCTGCTGGGGGTGATCCGCGTCCTTCGCTCGGTGGATCCGGAGATGCCGCTCCTGTATGCGGGGATCTTCATGGAGGTGGGTGTGAGGAGTCCGCATCCGTACCTCCTGAGCGAGGTCCCGGAGACCTTCGGGGTGAGCAGGGCGACCGCCAGCCGTGCCCATGCGTACCTGTCGAGCTACCTGGTGAACACGGGTCTCACCAAGAAGCCGGGGCTTGGGCTGATCCGAAGCGAGGCAAGTCCCGCGAACCGGCGTTGCCTTGAGCTGACCCTGACTGCCAAGGGGAAGGCCGTGTACGAGCAGGTGATGAATGCACTCGAAAGGAAGTAGAGGAACGACATGAAGTGGATCGTGATGGCATGGCAGAGCTGTGATCGGCAGAAGATGGACATTCCAATCCCGGGCCTGACCAAGTACCTCCAGGACAGGTGGCCGGGGGTCCCGCTGGCGACATGCAGGGAGAGATTCATGGCTCAGGTCGAGAAGGCCCTCGGTTGTGAGGAACCGTTCGAGATCGGGGACGACTGCATCAAGACGACGTTTCTGGATATCTATTCACACACCGCGGTCTTCCCGGAGAGCAAGGCCCCGGTCCTCGAGTACAACGACCGCGACGAGGACATGCCGTGGGCGTGGAAAGGCGACCCTTCCGAAGAGGACTGGAAGTACGGCGGGACGGTCTTTGAGGTGCAGGAGTGCTCCAACCTCGACGAGGCCCGCCGGGCTGCCAAGTCTCTTGACAAGCGGTGTGAGAAGGACGCTTCGGACAAGACGGACATTGAGGCCGAGGATGCCCTCAAGCGCCTTGAGCAGCATTGGGGCAACCTGATGGACAAGGTCCCCGGCCTTCCGGTTCCACGCGAGTTCCCCGAGAAGGTGGCCTGACCATGCCGGTGACCAAGCGCAACAACTCATGGCAGGCTTCGGTGATGTACGGCGGCAAGCGTGTGCGCTACTCCTTCAGGACCGAGCAGGAGGCCCGGGTGTGGGAGAAGGAGGCGGAGCTTGCGGTGGTGAAGGGGATCTCCCCGCCTCCTAGGGAGATGGTCGAGACTCCCTCGGGGAAGGTCTCGAGGCCCCTGATCGAGCTCTACCGCCTGACCCACCAGACCCGGTGGGCGTCGTGCTGGAGCGATGCGATGACCGAGCTCGGGCTGCGGGTCACCAAGGAGCTCGGTGAGGACACCGACGTCTCCACCATCGACTTCGGGAGGATCGCGTCCTGGATCGGTGACCTCCGCAAGGAGGGCCTGACGCAGGCGACGATCAACCGCAGGCTGTCCGCGCTTTCCACCATGCTCACGGTGGCGAGGCGGATGGGATGGATCTCGGAGAAGCCCCAGATCCCTCTCTCGAAGGAGGCCCGCACGGAGCGGCGCTACCTCACCTTCGAGGAGGAGCGGATGATCCTGGCGCAGCTCGAGGGCCGGCGCGAGTGGGGCCTGGTGGTGGTGGCTGCGGACACGGGGCTCCGCATCGGGGAGCTGGTCTCCCTGAAGTGGCGCTCGGTGAGGCCCGAGAGCGTGACGGTGGAGAAGTCAAAGAACGGGAGTGCCCGGACGGTCCCGCTGACCAAGCGGGCACGGGAGGTTATCATGGGGATTCCCCGGGATGGCGATGGCCCGTTCTGCGGGATGAACCCCCATGAGGCCAGCCGGCGGTTCAAGGCTGCTGCGGTGGCGGCGGGGATCCTGGACAAGGGTGTCGTGTTCCATTCCCTGCGACACACCTGCGCCTCGAGGCTGGTGCAGGCGGGGGTGGACCTGATGCGGGTGAAGACCTGGATGGGGCACAAGGCGGTGGCGACGACCTTGATCTATGCCCACCTCGCTCCGCAGTCGCTATCGGACGTTGTGTCACGGTTGGATGAGTGCATCGGAGAGAAAATCTCCTGCGAAATCGGTGACACAATCTGTGGCAGAATTGGCACACTTTCGGCGGGGTGATTGATAATACCCCTCACAAATCAGCCGGCGTGGCGAAATAGGCAGACGCAGCGGATTCAAAAGTCGGTGCGTAGGGTGTAACGGAAGCAAGACAGTTGCAGCGGAATGTGTGCTGGGAGGGCTCCGATGCGGAAATTGGCACACCCTGCCACTTCCGATTCAGAGACATAGGCGGAGTCGTGACATCCAAGTGACACGGGTTGTGCCAAACGCGGCCAGGGAAGGCCGGGAACGGAACCAGGGATGGGAAAGATCAGCCAGCGTGAGCTTGACCTCGAGTCCTACGAGCGGGGCCGCAAGCGGTACTACCGCAACGTCCGCAGGGCAATGGACAAGGGGGTGGAGAGCGAGAGCAACTGGGGTGCCCGGATGGTCGAGAGCGCCATCCTGCCGTTCTCGGACCGCCTCAAGACCGTCATGGAGACCGACACCGGGGTAGGGGCGGTGCTCCTCAAGAGCCTCGGGCTGGCCCCTGAGGTCATGGCGATGATCGCCTTCCAGAGCCTCCTCGACGGGTGCTCCAAGAACAAGACCTTCACCCGGGGCTGCATCGAGGCGGCCAAGGCGGTGCAGGCGGAGGCCATCGCCAAGCTCCTCCGCAAGGAGAGTCCCGAGAAGTTCGAGACCTACAACATGTGGATCCACCTCCGGGGGACCCAGCGCAAGTCCAAGGACATCAAGCGGATCGCCTCCTACACCCACCCCGAGATCGTCGAGAAGTTCGCCTGGACCGACGAGGAGTCCCTCAAGGCCGGCTACGTCCTCGCCATGACAGCCTGCGAGGCCACGGGCCTCCTCGAGCGTGTGACCTACAAGCGGTCCGCACGGCACACCGTCGCCGCCCTGGCGATGACCAAGGAGGCATGGGCCTACGCCCACAAGGCGATGCGCCACGCAGAGACCCTGCGCCCCGTCAAGCTGCCGATGGTCGTGCCTCCCCGCAAGTGGGTCAACCCCGACGACGGCGGCTACGAGCAGGGCCTCGGTGACTCCCTTGTCCGTGGTTCCTCCAAGGTCGCCAAGGCAAGCCACACGAAGGAGGCGATGCCCCTGGTCTATGACGCCATCAATGTCATCCAGCACACCCCCTTCCGGGTGAACCAAGGCGTCCTCGCGGCGGCCCTCGCGCTCATGGAGAGCCGTTCGCCCATCGGTGACCTCGACGTCCATGAGGAGACGCCGATGCCCGAGCGACCGCCCGAGGCTGACCTGAAGACCCGCAACCTCGACCAGTTCCTCACGCTGCGGCGCTACTACATGGACTGCACCCGGATTGCCGAGAACAACCGGAGGATCTCCTCGCGCCGCCTCGGGGTGATCCAGACCATCAACCTCGCCGTGAAGTTCGCCTCGGAGAAGGACCTGCGGTTCTTCCACGCGGCTGCCCTCGACTTCCGTGGGAGGTTCTACTGCCAGGCCACGGGCCTCTCCCACCAGGGCAACGACCTCCAGCGTGGGCTGGTCGCGTTCGGCCTCGGGCACCCCGTGCCGCCCAAGAGCGAGGCCATGCAGGCGTGGCTCCGTCACGGTGCCGCCGTGCTCGGCAGGAAGGGCACCCTCGAGGAACGTGCCGGCGTCATGGCATCCATGATCCGCTCCGGGGAGATCGACGCCATCGCCAAGGACCCGCTCTCCACGGTCCACCTCTGGGGCAAGGCCGACGAGCCCTTCTCCTACCTGGCGTGGTGCCTCGACATGCCCTTGGTCCGCGCCGGCAAGCCATCGCACCTGATGGTTGCCGTGGACGGAAGCTGCAACGGACTCCAGGTCCTCAGCCTCCTGCTGAAGGACGAGGTCGGTGCCGCCGCGGTCAACGTCATTCCCTCGGACCGCCCGAGCGACATCTACCAGATGGTCGCGGACCGGACGATGGACCGCATCCGGGATGCCGCGAGGCTCGGGGAGAACTTCGCCCGTGAGTGGGAGGCCCTCGGGGTCAGCCGCTCGATGGTGAAGCGCCCGGTCATGTGCCTGCCGTACTCGATCAGCCAGCGGTCGGCCATGCTCTACCTGAAGGAGGCGTACCTCGAGAACCACCGGGACGGCCCGTGGATGGACCCGAGCAAGCCCTGCGGGTTCCTCATCCGCAAGGTGTGGCCGAGCATCGGGGAGATCGTGGTGAAGGGCACCCAGTTCCTCGCCTGGGCACGGAAGGCAGGGCAGGTCATCGTCAATGCCGGCATCCACCCCATGTGGGTGACCCCGGACGGCTTCACGGTGCAGCAGTCCTACTACTCCTACGAGCCCTCGAAGGTGAAGACCACCCTCGGGAAGCAGGCGCACATCTGGCAGATCCGAAACCAGACCGCACGGATCGACCGCAGGAAGCACGTCAACGGCATCGTCCCCAACCTCGTCCACAGCCTCGACGCGACGGCTGCACGGATGACGGCGAGACGCCTGGTCAAGGCCAAGATCCCGGACATGGCGTTCGTCCACGACTCATACCTCGTCCACGCCGCGTTCCATCCGGTGCTTGCCCGCGAGCTGCGCGAGGCATGGATCGACACGTTCGAGGGTGATCCCCTCAAGGACTGGATGCGGCAGATCGAGGCGCAGCTCCCGAAGGGTTTCACGCTCCCGGAGCCCCCGGGCTACGGCAACCTCGACATCACGCAGCTGCGGAACTCGAAGTATTTCTTTGCTTGACCCAATGTCACGGATTGCAGACACTCACACAAGCGGTACAATGGGAAACATCCCCCAACCAAGGAAGGAAGGAACAGCATGAAGAGAGCATTTCAGCAGGTCACGACCCCCGCAGGCATCCTCCAGTACCCGGCGCTCATCGAGCCCGACACCCGGTTCGACGCCTCCGGAGTGTTCAAGACCAACATCGTGATCCCCGCCGGCGAGGGAGCCGACGACCTCGAGGAGACCCTGATGAACGCCCGGACCGCCTGGCTTGCCTCATGCGCCAAGGAGTCCGGCGGCAAGAAGGTCAAGGTCAACGAGGCGCTCCCCTGCTCCCGGGACGACGAGAACAACCTGGTCGTCAAGGCGAAGCTCCCGTTCCAGGTGAACACCAAGAGCGGCAAGAGCTGGAAGCAGAAGCCCGCGCTGTTCGACGCCAAGGGCCAGAAGGTTGACACGACCAACCTTCGGATCGGCAGCGGCACCCGTGCCCGCCTCGCGCTCGAGATCAGCACCTACAACCAGCCGGCGACCGGGGCCGGGATCAGCCTCCGCCTGCGCGGGGTGCAGCTCATCGAGGTCGTGGAGCCCAAGGGCAGCAGCGCCGGCGACTTCGGGTTCGGTTCCGAGGAAGGGTTCGTCTCGGAGACCTTCGACAACTTCGAGGATGACCCCAAGCCGGTCAAGGCCGCTGCCGGCGGCAAGAAGGTCAAGGCGCAGGACTTCTGATGCCCAACAACCGGGAGCGTGGGAAGCGCGGGGAGCGGGATGCCCGGGATGCGATACGCAAGTGCTGGGGAATCCAGTCTGCGTACCGGGCAGCCCAATCCGCCGGCTCACTCTCGGCTGACCTCGGAGGCACCGGAGACATCCATTGCGAGGTGAAGCTCAGGAAGTCCATCGCGGTCTACGACTTCATCGAGCAGGCAATCCGCGACTGCAAGAACAAGGTTCCCGTCGTGCTGATGCGCCGGGACAGGAGCGACTGGCTCCTGATGATGAGACTCGAGGACACACAAAGGTTCATCCATGCACTACAGCAACTCGTACAAGACCGTCCTGAACCCGCAGCTCGTCCCAGCCGACCCGGAGAAGCCGACGTTCTCGGTTGACGGCGACTCCCTGGTCATCACCTCGGGTGACGTCCGGATGACCCTGACGAACAGCGAAGCCTGCTCCCTGAGCACATTCATCGAGCGTCACCTCGGGAAGTCCTGGTTCAACTCGTTCCTGGACAAGACCCAGGTGCCCAAGTCCACCCGCTGCTACGCGGTGGAGGCATGAGTGAAGGTCAAGTACGACGGGCAAGGAACGCTCGTCACCGTCTCCTTCTACATGCGTGAGGAAGACCACCCCTGGGATGCCGGGGTGACGATCCGGAGGACTCGGGCAGGGAAGCCCGGGACCGGATCGAAGGTGGACGAGAAGTGGCTTCCGGTCCGCAGGTCGGACGCCATTGACCTCTTGCCCCTCATGGGGCAGAACGTCAACGCCGTCTGGTCCCACGGAGAGGCAACCGCAGTCGTCTTCACCGCATGACGGAGTCGTCTCGCTTCATCCGCCATGAGCCTTGCCCGAGCTGTGGATCGAGGAACAACCTCGCCCGCTACTCGGACGGCCATGCCTACTGCTTCGGGTGCCAGCACCATGAGCGTGGCGAGGGTGTTGAACCGCAGCAGGAGAGAGTAGGAAGGATCCCAGGAATGATCGAAGTTGAGTACGCAGCCCTCGAGAAGCGTGGGCTGACCGAGGAGACCTGCCGGCTCTGGAACTACGGCATCGGGGAGCACCACGGGAACCCCGTGCAGGTCGCGCTCTACCGGGATGCCTCGGGCGAGGTCGTGGCGCAGAAGCTACGCACCGCGGACAAGCAGTTCAGGATCCTCGGGGATGCCTCGCGGATGGTCCTGTTCGGCCAGCACCGATTCTCGGGGCAGGGCCGCATGGTCGTGGTGACCGAGGGCGAGATCGACGCCATGAGCCTGAGCCAGGTGCAGGAGCACAAGTGGCCCGTGGTCAGCGTCCCCAACGGTGCCCAGTCGGCACCCAAGGCCATCGCCAAGAGCCTCGACTGGCTCGAAGGATTCGACCGGGTGGTCTTCGCGTTCGACATGGACGAGCCCGGGCAGAAGGCGGCGAAGGAGTGCGCCAAGGTCCTCAGCCCCGGCAAGGCGTTCATCGCGCAACTGCCGGCCAAGGATGCCAACGACTGCATCCGAAGCGGCAAGGCGAAGGAGCTAGTGAACGCCACCTGGATCGCCCCCGCCTACCGCCCGGACGGCATCGTGGCGGCACAGGACATCTGGGAGCGCATCGAGTCCTTCGACGCATCCCCGGGCATCGCCTACCCCTGGGCACCCCTGACCCAGATGCTCCACGGGATCCGCCCCGGGGAACTCGTCACGGTCACCGCAGGGACCGGGGTGGGCAAGAGCCAGTTCTGCCGTGAGCTGGCCTACCACCTCATCAAGAGCGGAACCCCGGTCGGCTACATCGCCCTTGAGGAATCCGTGGCCCGCACCGCCATCGGCCTGATGAGCCTCGAGGCCAACCGCCGGCTCCACCTCGGGGCCAACAAGGACGAGCTGAAGGACTCCTTCGACCGGGTCTTCGGGGAGAACAAGGTCTACCTCTACGACCACTTCGGGTCCACCGAGGGGCAGAACCTCCTCGACCGCATCCGCTACATGGGCAAGGGCCTCGGCTGCAAGGCCGTGTTCCTCGACCACATCTCCATCGCCGTGAGCGGCCTCAACGACGGGCAGGGGGACGAGCGACGGATGCTCGATGCCTTGGTGACGAAGCTCCGCACCCTGGTTGAGGAGACCCAGATCACCCTGTTCATGGTCTGCCACCTCAAGCGCGTGGACGGCAGGAGCCATGAGGAGGGAGGAGAGGTCAGCCTGAGCCACCTCCGGTCGAGCCAGGGCATCGCGCAGCTCTCCGATGCGGTGATCGCGCTCGAGCGGAACCAGCAGGGCGAGAACAAGAACCAGACGAGGGTTCGCGTCCTGAAGTGCCGCTACACGGGAGAGACGGGTTCATGCCTTGCGCTGGAGTACGACAAGGAGACGGGCCGCATGGCCGAGTGTCCGATGTTCGATCCGGCGGAGGACCCGAAAGAAATAGATGGCAATATTCCTTTCTGACCCTTGGATCGCCAAGGATCGTCAATACATTGTCTCTGAATCAAGACGGTCGTATCTACGGAGCAAAGGATTGCCATGAGATACCTCTCTGTTTGCAGCGGGATTGAGGCGGCTTCGGTCGCATGGCACCACCTCGGGTGGACCCCGGTTGCCTTCAGCGAGATCGAGCCGTTCCCCGCCGCGGTGCTGAAGCATCGCTTCCCCGAGGTCCCCAACTACGGAGACATGACGCAACATGGATCGTGGCCTATTCAACCAGGAGACATCGACCTCCTCATCGGCGGGACGCCGTGCCAGGCGTTCAGCGTTGCGGGGCTGCGGCAAGGACTCGCAGATCCGCGAGGGAGCCTCATGCTCACCTACCTTGCAATCGCTGCTCGGCTCCAGCCTCGATGGGTTGTCTGGGAAAACGTTCCCGGTGTCCTGTCATCCAATGGAGGACGGGACTTTGGCACCTTCCTCTCAGCGCTGGGGGAACTCGGGTATGGGTGGGCCTACCGAGTGCTGGACGCTCAATACATGCGAGTGGGGAGATGGCCCCGAGCCGTCCCGCAGCGCCGGCGACGTGTCTTCGTTGTCGGATGTCTTGGAGACGGGGCCGCTGCCGCCCAGATACTCGCTCTCGAAGAAGGCTTGCGAAGGCATATTGAGGCGGGCGGAAAGGCGCGGAAAGGCGCTGCCCCCGATGTTGAAGTCGGCGCTCGAGGCGGTTGCCCAAGCGTCAGTCCGTGCCTAAAGGCACGTGATTACAAAGGCCCCAGTAGCGATGGCGATGGCGATGGCGATGGCGATGGCGCTCCACTGATTGCGCAGCCGACCGCTGGGACGCTCGGCAACCGTGGCCTGCGGTCGCACACGGAATTGGATGGGCATGGGGCGTACATCCCGGTCGCGCAGCCCGTCCCGATTCAGGATGGCCGTGATATTGAGAAGCGGAAGAACGGCTTGGGCATCGGGCGCCCGGGAGATCCGGCATACACCGTGGACACGACTGCGGCGCAAGCGGTCGGCCAGCCCGTCCCCTACGACCTGTTCCAGATCACCGCCCCGGTGAACAGGCAGAACCGAAAGCCAGGTGATCCCTGCCACACGCTGGCAAGGGACAACGCAGCCCATGCCGCGATCGCCAACAAGCAGGCGGTGCATCAAGCCATGACCGTGCGGCGGCTTACCCCGGTGGAGTGCGAGAGACTTCAGGGCTTCCCGGACAACTGGACGGCGATCCCGTGGCGCAAGAAGCCTGCCGAGGAATGCCCGGACGGGCCGCGATACAAGGCGCTGGGCAACAGCATGGCCTGCAACTGCATGGCTTGGATCGGGGAGCGCATCGCTGCGTGGGAGGCGGGGAACAAGTGAACCCCGTCATCTTCGACATCGAGACGGACGCCCTCGACGGATACACCCGGATCCACTCCATCGTGGTCCGCGATGCGGTGACCTCGAACGTCCTCGCCTCGACCTACGAGGCCATCGGGCATGGGGAGTCCCTCCGGATCCTCAAGGATGCCCCGGCCATCGTCGGGCACAACGTCATCAACTTCGACCTTCCCGCCATGCGGAAGGTGCTGGGCTTCGAGACCCAGGCGAAGGTCGTGGACACCCTCGTCCTCTCCCGCCTCTGCTACCCCGACATCCGCAACGACGACTTCAAGCGCACCGAGTTCCCCAAGGAGCTCATCGGGAGTCACTCGCTGAAGGCGTGGGGCTACCGCCTCGGCCTGCACAAGGACACCTTCGGTGAGGATGCGGACTGGTCCAGGTGGTCCGAGGAGATGCAGGAGTATTGCGAACAGGACACCGAGGTCACCCGCAAGCTCTTCCACCACCTCGTCCAGCAGGACATCTCCGACCGTGCATGGGAACTCGAGCACCGGGTCTCTTCCATCTGCCGAGACATCGAGGTTGCCGGGTGGACCTTTGACATCGAGGGTGCCGAGCGGCTGACCGCGCAACTACTGACGAAGCGGCTGGAGCTGAAGGAGCGTTTGGTGAAGGTGTTCCCTCCCAAGAAGGAGGTCCTGAAGACCAAGACCAAGACGATCCCCTTCAACCCAGGGAGCCGCCTCGACATCGCCCGCGGCCTGAACGAGCTCTACGGGTGGAAGCCTGTGCTGGTGACTCCATCCGGACAGCCGCGGATCGACGAGGAGATCCTCTCGGAGCTGAAGTACCCGGAGGCTCAGTTGCTCACGGAGTACCTCCTGGTGGTGAAGCGCCTGGGCCAGGTGGCCGAGGGCGAGGAGGCATGGATCAAGCTGACCAAGGGCGGGAAGATCCACGGAAGGATCAACCCGGGCGGGACGGTCACGGGACGGGCTTCCCATGCCCGCCCGAACATGGCGCAGGTGCCTGCGGGGCGGAGCCCCTATGGCAAGGATTGCCGTGGGCTGTTCCTGCCGAGGAAGGGGTGGAGGCTGGTGGGAGCAGACGCATCGGGGCTTGAGCTCCGCTGCCTCTCCCACTACCTCCACTCCTACGACGACGGTGCTTACGGCAAGGCCGTGGTGAGCGGCGACATCCATTGGGAGAACGCCATCGCCTTCGGTCTGGTCCCTGCCGGCACCAAGAGGGACAAGCACGACCCCGGCCATGAGGACCGCCGCAACCAGAGCAAGACCCTGATCTACGCGATGATCTACGGGGCAGGCGACCTGAAGCTCGGCTCGGTGGTCGGTGGGTCGGCCAAGGACGGCAAGCGCCTCCGAGCGTCCTTCGAGAAGAAGGTGGCCGCCTACAAGATGCTAAAGGATGCGGTGGTCTCGGCCTCCCAGCGGGGATACCTGCTCGGCCTCGACGGACGCCGCCTCCCCATCCGTTCTCAGCATTCCGCCCTGAACACCCTGCTCCAGTCTGCGGGAGCGGTGGTGATGAAGGTCGCACTCGTCAGGCTCGTCCAGGACATGTCGCTGGATGGGCTCGGGTGGGCGAAGGACTACGCAGTCATCGGGTGGATCCATGACGAGTTCCAGATCGAGTGCCGGCCTGAGCTGGCAGAGCGTGTTGGAAACGGTGCGGTCTCAGCAATCTCCGTGGCAGGAACAGAACTCGGCTTCCGGTGCCCCCTCGACGGCGAGTTCCGTGCCGGGTCTTCATGGGCCGAGACTCATTGAGAGGCCCCTGTGGATCGCTTACCTCGCCGGATACCTCGATGGGGAAGGGTGCTTCACCGTATGGCACGGGACCACTCCTGCCATCTCGGTCTCCAACACGTTCCCCTACGTCCTCGAGGCTCTCCGCAGGGAGTGGGGCGGCAAGATCAACAGGAAGTCATGCCGGGGGAACCAGCGCAGCGCGTGGGAGTGGAGGGTGTCCGGGGACAGGGCGGTGGACGTCGCCCGCATGGTCTCTCCCTACCTCGTCGAGAAGCGGCTCCAGGCGGAACTGATGACCCAGGCACGGACATGGCCCAAGGGTTCACGGCAGAGGCAGGAGATCGTCTCCCGCCTCAAGGCACTCAAGCGGATCGACTACGGAAAGGCTCATGGATGACACCCGACCTCACCCTCGTATCGACCACGGAGCTGGTTGACGAGATCAGCCGGCGCGTGGACGCCTTCGTCTTCATCGCGTACCAGGACCGGAGCAAGAAGTCCTACGCGCTCATCACGGAGTTCAAGGGCAGCGCCCTGGAGGTCATCGGCCTCTCCGAGATGCTCAAGGACCGGGTGAAGAAGGTGGTCACCTCCAACGACGAGACCGCCGAGGAGGACGAGTCGTGAAGACCCACATCGTCATCGACGGTGACATCCTTTGCTACACGGCATCGGCAGCCGTCGAGAAGGCAATCGACTGGGGGAACGACTTCTGGACCCTGCACTCCGACCTGGCCGAGGCCAAGAGCCGGGTTGACATCGACATCGTGGAGTTCGTCGAGCGCCTCAACGGGACCTCCTACACCGTCTGCTTCAGCCACCGGGACAACTTCAGGAAGTCCATCTACCCCGAGTACAAGGCCAACCGCAAGGACGTCCGCAAGCCCGTGTGCTTCGCGGCCCTGCGCGAGTACATCCGTGAGTGCTGGCCCTGCGTCACCTGGCCCAACCTC